AGGATTTAAGATTGATGTTGTTAATGCTTATATGCTTCAAAGTAAATTTAAAGAGGAGATGACTGACTTACAAAATAAAGTTAGAGAAACATTTCCTCCATTAAGAATAGAAGAAACATTTATACCTAAAGCTAATAACAAAGCTAGAGGTTATGTAAAGGGAGTACCTTTTACAAAAGTAAAATATAAAGAATTTAATTTAGGGTCAAGGCAACAAATAGGTGAACGACTTATGAAACTAGGTTGGAAACCTAAAAAGAAAACAGATAAAGGTCATGTAATTGTAGATGAAAAAGTTTTATCTGAAATAAAAAATATACCTGAAGCTAAATTAATAAATGAATTTCTTATGCTTCAAAAAAGAATTGCCCAAGTTTCCTCCTGGGTCGAAGCAATTAAGGAAGATGGTAGAGTACATGGTAAAGTAATTACCAACGGAACAATTACTGGAAGGATGAGTCATCAAGCACCCAACATGGCTCAGATTCCTGCTGTGTACTCACCTTATGGAAAAGAATGTAGACAGTTATGGATTGTTGAGAAAGGATATAAATTAGTAGGGGTTGATGCTAAAGGTTTAGAAATTAGAATGTTAGCCCACTACATGAACGATAAGGAATACACACATGAAGTCATTAATGGAGATATACACACAACAAATCAAATTGCTGCTGGTTTGGAAACAAGAGATGCAGCGAAGACTTTTATCTATGCTTTCATCTATGGAGCAGGTTCAAAAAAAATCGGAACTATCATTGGAGGTAATGAAAGAGATGGAGAAAGAGTTAAAGAAAAGTTTCTTAGAGCAACACCAAGTCTTAGAAGTTTACGAGAAAAAGTGGATGCAATTACTTCAACAAACAGAAGATGGCTCAAAGGACTTGACCAAAGAAAAATAATAGTAAGACACCCTCATGCAGCTTTAAATACCCTATTACAAGGGGCTGGAGCTTGTGTTATGAAGGTAGCGTTGACATTGCTAGAACAATATGTTATAAATAAACGAATCAAAGCTTATCCTGTAGTAAATGTACATGATGAATTTCAGTACGAAGTTGAGGAGAATAGAGCAGATGAGTTTGGAAAATTAGCTGTACAAGCAATTAGAGATGCTGGTACAAAATTAAAATTAAGATGTGAATTAGATGGAGAATATAAAATCGGAAACAACTGGGCAGAAACGCATTGATACAGTAGCTGATGATATTAAGAAGTTAATAGCTAACATTGCAAATGGTAAACCTGCACCAATAACAGAAGAGAATATGAATACATTCCTTAATTATATTAAGGAGTCTGTATTAGCTTGGAACACACCACCTAAAAAAGAAAAGTATGATGGTAGTCTAAGAATGAGTATACTTGGTAAACCTGCTAGACAATTATGGTATGATAAGAACTCACCTAAAGAAACAAAAGAATATGATGCTAGTAATAATTTAAAATTTTTATATGGTCATATTGTTGAACATTTAATTTTATTTTTAGCAGAATTATCTGGACATAAAGTAGAAGATAGACAAAAGAAAGTCCATGTTAATAAAGTTAAAGGACATATAGATTGTAAAATAGATGGAGAAATATGTGATGCAAAATCAGCATCATCATATAGTTTTAAAAAATTTAAAAATGGTGAACTATTAAATGATGACCCTTTTGGTTATCACGCCCAGCTATCAGGATATGAAGAAGCAGAAGGAACTAAAGCTGGAGGTTTCTTGGTTGTTGATAAATCTAATGGTGATATATGTTTTTATAAACCAGAAGAATTAGCAAAACCAGATGTTAAAAGTTTGATAACAGATTTAGAAACTAAATTAGCAAATGATACACCACCAGAAAGATGTTATCCATTGAAGACTGAAAAGAATGGTAATAAATCTTTAGCAGTTGGCTGTCAATTTTGCATACATAAATTTGAATGTTATAAAGATGCTAATAAAGGTAAAGGTTTGAGAGTGTTTCAATATTCAAACAAAAAAGTTTTCTTAGCTGATGTAATTAAAGAACCTAATGTAGAGGATATAACCAAACAATTTGAAGATGGAATTAAAACACAAACATTTGCTAGTTAGAGCAGAAGTATTAGAACCTCCAAAAGATTTAAAGTCTACTAGGAAATGGACTAGAAGTTTAATTAAAGATATTGATATGAAAATATTAGCTGGTCCTTATGTAAAATATTGTGAAGTAAAAGGTAATAGAGGTATTACTGCTGTTACTATAATTGAAACATCACATATAACTTTACATTCATGGGATGAATTAAATCCTGCGTTAGTTCAGTTAGATGTTTATAGTTGTAAAACTCTAGACGAAAAGATTGTATTTGATTATGTTTATAAATTTCAACCTGTTCGTATGAGTTACAGATATTTTGATAGAGAAAAAAATTTTAAATTAATTAGTTTAGATAAAGATGAAAGTTAATAAAAAAGATTACGAAGTTATATATGATTGTATAGTATCAGAGCAAGTATCACCTGATAGAATTGCTAAATATTTTGAAGATAAAAAGTTTTTAAATTATTGGAGGGAAAGAAATGAATACCAAAAAGATGAGTAAAATTAGAAATAAAGCAAAAGCAATTCTTGTTGAGTGGTTAAAAGGTTTACTAAATAAAGAAGAACAAGCTAAAGTAAATGTAAAAAATGTATTAACTTTATTACCTAATCAAACTCATTATTGGCATGGTGAAACTTTTAGATTACAACCATGGTCTTATAAATGGGTAGTTAAAAAATTAAAAAGAAACCCAGAGTTGACAATAGATGATTTAAATAATATGTTGCAACCATCAGAGCAACAATTAAGAAGAAAGAAAATGATAGAACAAGGACCATTATAATGACACACAAAGATATATTTAAGGGTACTACATATGATTCATTAGAAAAACAAGTAGGTGGTAATCATTATTCTAAAATGAAGATTCAACCTGCTCACTTTATAAATGAAAATAATTTAGAGTTTGCAGAAGGTAATGCTATTAAATATATTTGTAGACACAAATCAAAAGGTAAACAAAAAGATATTGAAAAAGCTATTCACTATCTTGAAATGATAATAGAGAGGGATTATACATGAGTATATCAGAAGCTGAAATAAGGCAGTTAGAAAAAAGAGCAAGAGGTTTAAGAAGACTTATTGCTTCATTAAATGATTTAAATATGTATGGTATTAATAGTGCTATAGATAGAATGTTATTTGAAAAAATAAAAGATTTAAAAGAACATTTAAAAAAGAAAATTACATCTAACAATGTAAAGTTAAATGCTTTTTATTCTAAAAGTATAGATAGTTTAGTTGATGATGATTATCAACAAGGTGAAGTTAGAACTGAATCTAGTTTTGTAAGTAAAGATTATAAAGAAGACCCAGGTTCTTTTTCAAATGATTTAGAACATCACCAACAAATTGATAAGAACAATCATAATCAGGATATATAATGTCTAATATATTAGGGATGGATGGTAAACCTAAACAACCTGATGGACCAACTTACAATATGAGATTGTGTTTAATTGGTCAAGCAGATATTGATATAAAAAATATTCAAACATTTGGTATTGCTGAAGATGGATTCTTTATGGTAAAAAGTTATAACAACTTAAAATTACCTGTCTTTATGACTAATCCTATGAGAGTTAAAAGCGTTGAGATATTTAAAGAGGGTGATAAACCTGTTACAAAATTAACAGGAGCAGATGAAGATGATGATTTAATTATAGATTTATTAAGGAAAAGCAATGCAACCCAATCCAAAGATAAAAAAATCTAAAAGTAAAAGTAAAAGAAGAGAAGCTGTGTTAATGGGATTTAAACTTCTTATTAATAATCAAGGTCAATTCGTTACTGAAATAAAAAACTATCCTTTAGATAAAATATCTTTACATTTTTCTAAAGAAAACTCTGGTGTTATTACAGCTATGTTAAGGGAAAGTAAAACTAATTTTGAAATGTTAACAGAAAAGTTAGAGACAATAGCACGAGATGTTTTTCATACTTAAACATCATCTTGTTCTACTGATATACAATCATATTTAGTTGCTAAATGAAATTCATTTATATTTGCAACACCTTCTGATTGTAATAAATTCATACTTTGTATATGAGCAGCAACTACACATTCATGCCAACTATTATATAATTTAGTATTTTCAACTGGAGGTTTACATACCCCAGTTAAAAAAGAACACACTTGTATTAATAAAATAAATTTAGTCATTAATTACTCTTACTATTTTTTTAGCTCCCATGTAAATTTCAGTTTCTACTTTTAACTTTTCACATTTAAATATAACTGATTGAGGATTAACTTCACGCATTGCTAGTCTCTTAGATGTTAAACATTTTGATAATGTATCTTTAGGTGTATGTTCTATCATAGCACCATTTAAGTACATTGTCAATGCGAATAATGTCTCTATCATTTTTTCCCCTTACATTTACACTTCTTGCCAAAAATATAGCTAAGTAATTTAATGATTTGTTTTACCATTTCTTATTAATTTCTCTACATCTTTCTGTAGTTTTGCAACTTGTTCTTTTAAAAAGTCTATATTTACTGCATTATGTCTCATGCTTTTTAGTTCTTTTTCAACATCTTCTAATAGACCACTCATGTGTTCTACAAGCATGAAGAGTTCAGCTTCTCCAGAAGACTGTCCTAATTCTCCTCTAGGATATTTAATTCTAAATTCTGTATTTTGTTCTAAATCTTTTGACATCAACTCTAATGTTGTTTGATGTTTGTTTAATCTTTCTACAATACCAA